TTACCAAAAAGAAATGAATGAATATGCAGAGAAGTCTATTGTTGAATATAATGGAGAACAAATGTGTATTCCGTTAGGTCTTAATAATATTATGAGAATACACCATCATGCCTTCACACATATTTCTCCAAGTGGATTAAGATTTGGTGAGATGGAGTTATTACATTTAGCGGCAAATGGCTGTACTGCAATCATGAAAGAGTTAGACCTAAGAAGTAATAGAATGGATTACAGTTCAATGACATTACAGAGAACCAGAGAATTACCTGACAAGATTGGTAAACCACGTTTAGCAATAGAAGATAGTTTTAAGGTTCTTGGATATGAACTTGACTATGAAGATAGGGAGGATGAAACTGATGAAGATAAATCGCTTAGTGATTGAAGATAATCCTGCAAGAGAAGTTACCTCATCACGATTGTTCGAAAAATCTGTTGTGCAAAGAAATGGGGAATTTGCCTTTGATGAAAATGGTATCTTCAGTTATAAAATCTTCCCTAGATATGTAGACCATAAACTTAATACGGACTATGGATATATTGACTTTGGGGAATTGTGTATTCCTAGATATTCCCTAACAAATAAATCTGAATTGTTTAGAGATTTATTACATTACAATGGATTTATTTATGAGGGTGAATATGTTAAATTAGACCTATCAAGTGATTTAACTAAGTATGATACCTCAAAGATGTTAATTGGCAAGGAAGCATGTCTTGCAGTTTTTGATATGAGTGAAGAGGAATATAACTTAAATGTACAAAGTAAGATTTGTGTTATTCATCCAAAATATAGACCACCAATTAAAGATAAGGTAACCGGTAAATATCATTTATCAAAGATAAATCAAGCATATATTGATATTATCAGATTGAAGAATAGATATGACTTTTACTGTGCTGAAATCAAAGAAAAAGATATTTGGTTTGAACTAGCAGTTAAGAACCATATTATTAGTCATTTAGATATTATCTATAACCAATTAATTTCGCTTATGCAGGATGGTAAACGTAGTAAGGTTCAATTAGAGCTAAAAGGTCATCCGGTCGATGGTATGTGTAGAGCGGTTATTACAAATAACTTTGCATTAGATGAAGATGTAGTATTGATTGGAAGTTACTTTATTAAGTACCTATATCCCGACTTGTATAATAAATATACAGTACTTGGTATTACAGATATTGATTCAGTTAATAGAGAATTACTTGAAGGTGAGTACTACTGCTTATTAAATCGTATGCCAACAATCGGTGCAGGTTCTACTATCGGTATGATACCTCAATTTAGTACTAAGGATAGAGATAGATATGTATTTCAATTAAATCCTATTATACTAGAAGGATTAGCTGGAGACGTAGACGGCGACTCCTTGTCGGTCATTGCTTTGTATTCAAGAGAAGCATGTGCTGAGGCTAAACAACTTCTAGCAAGTAAGAACTATCGAACAAACATTGATGGTACGGTAATTAACGGTATCTTTGAGGACTTGTTATATAGCCTTAATAGATTAGTGGAAAATAAAGATACTGACGAAGTTGAAAACCTACTTAATAGTTAGAGGTGTATTATGAGAATTGAAAATATGGACATTGGTACAAATATTGACACTGTATTAAATGAACTAAGAAGTGACATAACACTCGAACATCGTAATTACTTAGTGAAACCACCAAAGAAGAGCGGTAAGTATAGAATGGTACAGTGTCCTTTTCATAAGGATGGACAAGAAAATACTCCCTCTATGGGTATTAAGGAAGATGGTAGTATCTGCCATTGTTTTACCTGTGGTGCAGTAAAGACAATTCCACAACTTATTACAAAGTGTCTTGACAAAGATGGAACTACTTGGTTACGAGAGAAGTTTGATAGTAGTAATGTTTCTACTAGGTCATGGGGGATAACCTTAGAGAGACCAAGTAATACTACAAAGTATGTAGATAAAGAAACTCTCAAATACTTTAATGTAAAGCACCCATATATGTATGAGAGAAAACTAACCGATGATATTATAGAGATGTTTGATGTAGGATTTGATAAATACACTAATTGTATTACCTTTCCTGTTAAAGACATCTCTGGTAATATATTATTCTTTGCTAAACGTGCAGTAGATAGAAAGTACTTTCATTATCCAGAGAGTGTAGAGAAACCTTTATATGGTATTTATGAACTCTCTAAGACAAATGCAAAGGAAGTCTATATATGTGAGTCAATACTAGATGCTTTATTCATCTGGACTTGTGGTAAATATGCAGTTGCGTTGAATGGTCTTGGTTCATGGGAACAGATAAAAGAAATAGAACAAATACCTCAACGAAAGATTATTTTAGCATTAGATAATGATGAACGTGGTAAAAATGCACGAGAGAAGTTAAAGCAAAGAATCAAAGGAAAGAGTATCTATGAGATAGATTATAATTCCTTTGGAGATTGTAAGGATGTTCAGGATATGACAGTTGAACAGTTTGTTAATGCAAACATTGTTAAATGTTCAACTCTTTTAGACCGTAGGTAAGTCGTTAAACTAACCATAAATAGAAGGAGAAAACTTAGTGAAGTTAAGAAAGTTGATAACTGTAGGATTACTTACTTCTACATTGTTAAGTCCATTAACTGCCTTTGCAGAGACAAAGACAAAAGACATTACAGACCCAAAGTTCTTGGAGTTTGTAGAACAATTACGTAGAGAAAATCCAAAATTAGAGATTGTGGAAGATGAACCAATCACAGTACACACAGAAGAGGAAGCAAAGCAACGTGAAAGTGAACAAAAGGTTCAACTAGAAACAACAAAGACGGAAGTTAATGAAAAGTTAGCAGAGTATGCTGCACAGAAAAAGGCATATGACGAGGCATTAGAAAAGTATAAGCAGGATAAGATTACATATGACGAATTATGGACTTTATATTCTGCACAAAAGGAAAAGTATGATGCTGATATTGCTAGAAATAAGGAATTAAAGGCAGAAAATGAACGTTTAACTGCTGAATACAATGCTAAGAAACAACAGTATGACACTGATTTAGCAGCATACAATCAACGTAATCAAGAGATTGCAGAAATTACAAATCGTAATGAAACAAAGAAAACAAATTGGCAGAATGATGTAGCAAGAATTACTGCAAGCAACAAGCAAATCAAAGCCAATTATGAAAAGCAGTTACAAGATGCTAAAAATGCTCATGACCAAGAAGTAACTCGTTATGAACAGGAAAAGAGTGAGTATGACCGTTTTATCGAAAACAATCCAGTATTATTAGATGGTGAAAGCCGAGGTATTGTAGTACGTGGTACATACAACGATAGTGCTAGGTCAGTAGATAAGGGTGAAAGTACAGTATATAAGAATTGGTGGATTGCAAATAACCAATCTGCTGTAATGGGCACACCTGATGCATCTCAAATGAACTTCCATAACTACGGTAATGGTAGTCCAACCGAGTATTTCAATAATGTTTATACAATGTATAATAAAGAAAAGTTGGCAGAACTTGGATATGAATACTCATTAGGTGATATTGGTATTACTAACCAGACAACCATGAATGTTACATATAAGGATTCTCGTGTTACAGAGTATGATAACCAATACGGTCATAACTATAAGTTGGCGGCACAAGGTCAAGTAGTTGATAACTTCTTAAAGTTTGACTTACATAATCTTGGTACAACTGCTAGTGGTAAGACTGTTTCTGCTCACGTAACAGTAAGTAAGTGGCATCAATCACGTGCAAGTGCAGTTTATACATTCCGTAAGGATGGCACTCTTGGTGCGTTTGAAGATGGTGCAAGAGCAACATATCAGTTCTATGACGAAGAAACTGGACAACCAATTAAGTTAGTTCGTATGTTCGTTTTAGGTGACCTAGAAGCAGGTGAAAACCTTGGTGTTGCATCTAACGATATTGTTAAGGCAACTGTACCTATTGCACCTTCAGATAAAGCACGTGGAGTTACTGAAGGACAAGAAGGTTATACAAGAGTTCAACAAATGAATGACTATACTGCATGGACATACGGTGATGAACATATGGCAAACCTTAACCATTCAAATCTTCCTAATGACCCTGCTACTGTAGGTAATAACTACTCTGTTCAGCGTGGTATCAGTATTGGTATCTTTGCAGGTGATACTGTTTCTGCATCATGGAGTGGTGCCGGTGGTGGATTTGGTTTAAACAACCAATATATCGAATTTAAGAGTGAACCTACTCCACCAGCAGTTTGGGATGAGAGTTTAATTCCTACTCCTAAGTATGAGAAAATCCCTGAAGAACCCACATACGAAGAAGTACCAACTCCATTAGAAAATCCTGTTAAACCAGAAGAACCTACATTAAATATTATTGTAGACCCAACTGCTCCGGTTGAACCTAATATGGCAAATCCTGTAGCTCCTACAAATGCACCTGCAGAAGTAGAGAATACAGAAGTTAGGTTCAGACGTGTTCAGATTGTTCAATA